CTTGGAGTTGAAGATGGTAAACTCACTATTGGAGTAGAAGGCGAAGTAGCTCTATTAGTTGGAATTGAACTTGATTTAAACGTTACTGTAGACCTTGAACCAATTATCGATGCAGCAGAAGACGTTAGTCATGAAATTCAACACGCTGCTAAGGATGTTGAGAAAGGTGTAAATATAGTGGTTAACGAACTAGAGAGAACATCAAAGGTATTTATGAATCTACCGTCGCCTGAGTCACTTGTTCAAAAAAGGGTGTTGTGGAAGCTACAATGTAATAAAATAGTGCAGCAGGTATATGCTGCATTTTATAGAGGAGATATTAAAGCTGGTATATATTGGCAGCAGGTATACATGCATCATATGACACAGTATCCGAAAGCACCTCCAGCTCCAGTTGTAGTAATGCAAGCAGTGACTGCCCCAATAGTAAATGTCGCTAAAACCTTTCTTGGTTGGTTTTAGTTATTACTCTACTTCGTATTTTAGAGATTTAACCACCAACAAATACGTTGCCTGATCCAGTTGCTGCCACGCCTCCGCACGACAGCGCATCTCCGATTCTCCTTTGTGGTCTATAATTAGTGAATACGCTGCCTGATCCAACAGCTCCTACTGCTCCATGCGGTGGACATTTTCCACACCCATGCGCAACATATGGATCACCGACTCGATGGGCAGGACAGTAGTTTATAAAAACATTGCCTGACCCGCCCGCGGTGGCTCTCGGTGGATAACATCCATGACCAGTACATTTGTCCGGACAATGTCTATGGGCAGCTGGCATATTTACTATTTATACTACTATACCAGGACTATTAGTGAATTCCCATTCTTCAGTCTCAGCATCATACAATGCTCCATTTATCGAGCTCAGTCTTACACCCTCATCGGCAATATAATTTTCTGGGAACTCTAAGAAAATAGTATCTAAAGCTGCGCTACGATCATCAGTTATTGAAGCAAACCCTAACATATTAATTTCAGAAACAACAGATGTATCATACATTTTATATGTTCCTATCGTATATGGATTATGTGTAATAATCCTTTCGCCATTAGCTTTAACCATTTCGAAGATAGGAATACTTCCACTTACAGGAGCAGAATATAGATAGAAGACTGGAGATTCGCCTCTAATCACTCTATCAAATTTTTCTTCGATAGTGCCATCTATATCTACATTTTTAGTCGCGATTTGATATCCTATTAAATCAACAGAATCTTCAGTGATATTCATATCTTCAAAGAGTGTTTTATCAACTAGGTCTCTACTCTTAATCTTATTTTCTACATCACCTCTTGTTTCGCCGAATACAAAATATTGTCTAGTCCATATACCTTCTCCTTGATTTAAATAGTGTCGTACATTATGTGTGAATACTGTATAATTTCTCCAGTCTGTTTCACCAGATTCTGGATTAAGTTGTGTATAACCCTGTCTAATGCGATTTTTCTGGTATGTATTTTCGAGTTGCTCATCTTTACCAAATACAACCCCCATTGATTGACCATAATCTCCTGAATTCTCGCTACAAAATGTAGTCCACCCTCCAGTTGTATCGGTATTAAACAGTGTGTGACCAGGGCCAGCATCGCTAAATTTGCCTGTCATTTGAGTATATGTAGTTTGATCTGGATTCGCGGTGTAGTTATATTCTAGAGCAGTTCTTCTTACTCCACCCCAAGGCATATTATGGTAATTATAGACCTCTGTACTACCAAAGTTATACATCCCTAATGTTACTTCAATCACACCATCACCTAGATCCTTGTACTTGGTGAGATTTATGATATGAGAAGGATTATCTTCAGTGTATAACTTACCTGCAGGTTGCATCCAATTCATTGAGTAAAAACTCTTATTAGGCTGATCTATTTCTGTTGCAAGCCTTGGCGTATAGAATGGTTCAGTTAGAATCGGATCTTTGATATAGATACCTGCGCTATGATTAAACTTCGAATTATATACTGATACCGTTTGCCATACTTCATCAACCCATGGTGCCCATTGACCACCATCACTATTTCTATATTGTGGTGGTATAGTTTCGCCAAGAGCATCGGTCTTTAAGGAATATATCTGACCTCCTTTACCAATTTTTAGCTGCCAATTATTTTCGGTTGGGTTGCTGGTTGATCTACTCGTAATAATACTATCTAATACAACTGTTTCATTGAAGTCGACTGCCCACTCTTCGGAGAAATCATCTGATTGAATACTTCCTTCGCGGACGATTGTTCTGTTTCCTGCAGTTCCTGGAAGAAGCGCATAATCACCAGCGACGTCACTAGGTGGAAACGCCAACTGAAGCCGGGGTGTTTTTAACTCTTCCTCTTCCTCTTCCTCTTCTGGTAGTGTTATTGGTGGTGCTATAGCTGTAGGTTCATCTGGTTTATCTGGCAATAGCTCACATGTAGTATAATCTATTAATGGAAGAGAATCGAAATGATCTTTAAGCGCTGAAGAGACTCGTTGGCCCATTGTATTTTGTATTTGCTTCTCATACGTGTATGTATCTTCGCGATGTTCTATTGTAATATCAGTAGGATCAACTGGATCGGTGGTTACTATTCGTACATGATATTTTATTTTCACGTCACGCGCTTTAAATGATCCTGTATCAACGTTGATCTCGTAAATAAATCTGGTCATCGGGTCATTCGGCGGAGGCCAACCAGTCATCGCAAACTCTTCTTGTGTACAAATATCTTTCCATTTGATTGACGTGTTTGGAAATACACCAGCTCCATATGTTCCACTGTATGTCATCGAAAAATCAGAGGCTGCATGGCTTACTTCTTCATAAACACCATCAACATATCTTCTATCGATCTCAAGATCTTCATCGTAATACCCCGTGTCATTTACTAGAGGTGAATGCGCTGCTTCAAAGGCTGCTTGATTTTCGAATATGCCCTTAAATGCTAAAGGCTCAATATTTGGAACTATTGAAACATCTCCATCTCCATTTTGAATTGGATTTTGAACAACCTCATAACCCACAAGTATCTCTTCTTTAGTTGGATCAAAAAGTTCAACACCAACCCAATCTCCCAATCGATGATCGAATGCTATAAAGGTATTCGACGTTGCTAAATTTTTAGTAATATTCGCCATTATTGCTATTTATAGTTTACACACCTAAGTAGTTGTGGTATAATAATATATGAAATCAATCAAACAGAGACAGTTCTCTAAAGTGTTGGTGTATAATGCTATATACATTTAATGAATCTAGTTTATCAACTTGATCATAATTTTTCAATTTTCTAGCAGCTTTTAATTAAAAGTGCACAAGTAGTTGATAACCAGCTAGATATACCTATGTACTTTTAAGCACCGATATGGTATAATAGATCTAGATAACCAACTAATACGGAAAACAAAAACTATGACAAATACACTCACTCAGACTCTCGGCGTCAAGCTCGTCCTCAACACTCAATACATGGAGAACTACTCCGCTCACGATTGGGACGGCAAAGGTGAATGCCCTCAGCATTGGAAGCCAAAAGGTGGCTCCACATACGTCGTGACTGATGAGTCACTTCTCTCCTCGGCTGAGTCTCTCGAAGAGATCCGCGGCCTGATTGGTCACTCTAACGAGTACTCTTCTGAGTTCGTCCGCGGAGAGGAATTGGTCAGCGCAGACGCCACAGTCTGTGAGGATTGGGAGACTCTTAACGAGATCTATCGTGCTGAAGATGGCACATATCGTGTGAAGAGCGTGACTGACAATCGCGACCACGGTCCATTCCGCCACCAAATCGCGTTCAAAACCGCTGACAGACCACTTAGTGGCGACGGCGATTACACAGTAGAGTATGAACTCACTAACGGCCGATTTGCTCACAGCGACGAACAACTCAGCGTAGAGCTCACTAACATGGGGGTAAAATTTTAATATGAAACTATACACTGCACTCTTCATAGCTCTTAGCAGCACAGCATTCTCTTATTCAGATCGTGACGTAGTTGCCTCTACTCTGATCCTCGAAGCAGGAGGAGAATACTCTAAAGGAGCAATGGAGGCGGTGCACGAAGTGGTCTATAATAGATCAATGAAACGAAACAAATCAATGTCGGCTGTTTGCCTTCAAGCATGGCAATTCTCATGTTGGAATGAAAACGATGTTGATACGAATATCGCGAAAGCACAAAATCACCCACGCTGGCACGAGGCAATGAAGATTGTCGACACCGCACAAATCAGTAACTTCACAAACGGAGCAGATCATTATTATGCAGAATACATCGACGAACCATATTGGGCATCAAGCCTCACACGAACAACCTCTATCGGAAGACACATCTTCTTTAAGTAGTCTCAGAGAGGAATACATTGATGACTCAGAAACCTACACTGAAGGGCGGATCTTCCGAGCTCCTCCGATCAACTTCCATGACGATTAAACCTTTACAATCTATCAAATATGTGGTATAATACAGTATATCAAAAATTAAGACATGACAAATCAACTAGAATTATTCCCCATGACAGCGCAATCACTTAAAGAGATTAAAGATTCTATGATGCATCTATCATGTAAGCAAACGATCATATACCACTCTACTCTCAAAAAACTTGGAATTCGTCAAGGTGAACCTATAGAAAACGATATTCATCGATACTTATATACACCACACTGGTGTACTCCAGAAGAAACACAGCGTCTATTCGAGACATTAATTAAAATCAACAGCATAACCCAAAACTAAATATGAAAAAAACAATTATAGCATCAATCGCGGCATTCGCCATCGTTTCAACATCATCAGCCAACATTGGAGATGTACTTATTGATAGCGCTATCGGTGGAGGAATCGGAGCAGTTATCGGTAATAACACTGGAGACGGTGACAGCGAAACTGGAGCAATCATTGGCGCAGTAAGCGGAGGTGTTACAGGTTGGAGAAATCGAACTGGTGGATTCAGTCGTGGATATGGCAACAATCATGGTCATTATCCACGAACTATGCCGCATGGTCGTAGCTATCCCACTCCATCTCGTGTATATAATACGCACCGTTGCCCTCCACCAGTTGTAACATACGATTCAACATGGGTAAAACCAGTCTATAACTATGATGCATACGGAACTCCATTTGTTGTTCGCCACGGATATTGGAGCACTGACCGCCGTATTGTTCCAGCATTTTGCACATACTGCCCGTAATTTAGACCTTTACAAACCAACCAATATATAGTATAATAACCATTATGACAGAAAAACAACGACTCGCCTTTATCAAGAAAACAGTAAAAAAGCTTCATCGACAAAAGCTTGGGCTTCCAGCTCGAGGTAGAATCCCGAAAAAAGCAGTATCTAAAGAAGCGCTCGATTTTGTTGACTTCGCACCAAAGGCTGCGAGCAAAGAAGATATTTGCGAAGAACTTGAACTCCTCACTAAATACACCGCAGACCAATTTGTGGACAAAAACGAATACTAATTAATTATGGCTAAAGTACTTGACAAATATAACCGTGTTATCGCTTGCGATTCTAAATACACTGGAGAAGAACCTCAATGGGACGGATGTGAGAAGTGGGACCCCGTGAAGTTTATGGAGAATCGAAATCGCATGTTCGGTTTCTATAACTACTATCTCAGCGCTAAGGACCTTAAACCATTCGCTCTTGAGTGGATGAAGAATAACGGATATAAGAAGGACGAAATTAAGTATATTAAAAGCTTAAGAGATACACAACCTTCAGTCACTACATCGAAATTATGTCGAGCTCTCACTAACGGCATGTCGCCTACGTGTGATGGTCAGATGGAGTACTATAAGGACAGGCCAGGATATAATATCACAGAGCCACACAACGACCTTACACATATCAAGACTGAGCTTACGTCTCTACTCGCGAACTATGTAAAGATAGTTGACACTCCTGTTGATCCAAGCAAACATACTAACAATATTAGCCCTATCGAGAGATTGAAGAATAAAGTAAACAGTACTATATGTGCTGAGCTTGATTGGATGCTCGACGATTGGATTAATTCTGAGCCAAAGGTGAAGGGAATTAACGTGTATTCTCTCCTTAAGCAGTACACTATTCCAGCCGCTGGTTTGAAGTATGTAGAAGAATGGTTGGGTAGATATAAGACAGAATTGACTGAAGCACTGGATGGCCAACCAGACAGCACAGAGGGTTATTCATATCTAACCAAACCAGGAATTCGTTCTCGTATTAAGGAGCTTACTAAAATGGAGGAGCAAATCTCTAAATTTAGAGCTACTAATACTAATGCTCGAAAGCCACGAAAGAAGAAAGTTCAAAGTGCTGATCGCCAAGTGAAGTCTCTCAACTACTTGACTGAATCTGATGAATATGCTGTCACCTCTGTGTCACCAGCAAATATCCCTGGAGCAAGGAAGCTATACGCCTTCAATATTAAGTATCGACGATTGACTGTATACGAATGTTCATCCACTGAAGGATTTAGTGTGAAAGGAACCTCGATTAAAGGATTCGACGAGAAGCTGAGTTACGCTATGTCACTTCGTAAACCCTCTGATGTTATTAGCGCAATCGTAACAAAGACCGATAAGCAACGAGACAAGATCATCGATGCTCTCACAACAAAACGTAAAGAAGCAAACGGTCGAATCAACGATCAAACACTCATCCTAAAGGTACTATAATGCGAAGTAAAGTAACAGTCAAAATGTCTATCACAAGAGAACAATTAGCGCTGCAGACCGAGGTCCTCGTCCACAAGGATAAGATGTCGTATGCTGAAGCTATTTGCCATCTATGTGAAGAAAAACAAATCGATCCTGAGGATATGGCCAAGCTTGTAAAAGGTGCACTAAAGAGTAAACTTGAAGCAGAAGCGATGGACCGCAACATCATCAAGAGAACTACTTCATACTTATTTTAATGACTGGCTTTCAGGCATATTCCTTATACAACTCAATTCGATTGCACTTTACACAGCAAGGTTATAACGCATTCGCATATAACTTTAAGTCTAACGTAAGGATGCAGAGTTTTGAGAGGAGGAAAGATCGATACTTCTTTGAACGTATCGCGAAGAAGTTTGTAAAAGAAGATGATTTGAAAATGTACTTTGCCGATAACATTATGGCTGAGAACATGTGGATCGGTGAAATGGAAATGGAATCTCATACCACTCGAGATACCTATCGCCAATCAATGTTCTATAACTTCCAAAGAGAGACAAAACTAATCCGCGAAATAGCGTATAAATACAACCTTACCTTTGATGGAGTCTGTAAAGCAAACTCCGACAAAACCGATAACCTCTTACTTAATCTCTTTATGAGCCAACAAGTTTCCCCAGAAACTGTAGCGATTATAGATCATTTTGTGAAGTTTATCAACAGCCTGAAGAGTACACTCAACGATCCATTAGGTATTGTTAAAGGTACTCTTCTTACACTCGAAAAATACCAACAGTTCATTATTCCACTCATTGCCTCAGATGAAAATAAATACCGCAATCAATTGATTATGTTGTTTACAAATGAGCCAAATCAGTATAATATAGAGTTTGTTGGTAGCAATAATACAACACAATACTAAAAACAATACAACGCAATACTAAAAATAATATGTCATTCGAACAACTAAAACAAAATCGCTCAGCAGCGATCGATAAACTAATTAACGCAGCAGCGAAAGATACCGAAAAGAAATCATACGGTGACGATCGCTTCTGGACACCAACAGTTGACAAAGCTGGAAATGGTTATGCGATTATTCGCTTCCTTCCAGCAGGCAAAGGTGAAGATCTTCCATGGGTCAAATATTGGGATCATGGTTTCAAGGGTCCAACTGGTCGTTGGTATATCGAAAACTCTCTCACCTCTATTGGTCAAAATGATCCAGTGAGTGAGATGAATACACAGCTATGGAACTCTGGTCGAGAAGAAGACAAGGAAACTGCGCGTATGCGGAAGCGTCGTCTGCACCATGTCTCTAACATTCTCGTTGTTTCTGACTCTGCTAACCCACAAAATGAAGGTAAGGTATTCCTTTATAAGTACGGTAAGAAGATCATGGACAAAGTGATGGATATTATGCAGCCACAGTTCCAAGATGAGAAGCCAGTTAACCCATTCGATTTCTGGGGTGGAGCAAACTTCAAACTGAAGATTCGCAACTTCGAAGGCTATCGTAACTATGATAAGTCTGAATTCGATTCTCAGTCTGAATTGTTTGATGGTGAAGAAGCAAAGTTAGAAGCGGTTTATGAAAAACTTCATGGACTGAATGAGTTCATTAACCAAGAAAGTTATAAATCGTATGCTGACTTAAAGAAGAAGCTATATGAAGTTCTCGGTGAAGAACACATAGCTAATACAGTAGTTTCGACTGATACGCAAGTCGAGCTTAACGAAACTCGTGAGGTCAAGGTAGATGCACCAGCACCCGCTCAGAGTGATGTAAGCCTAGACACAGAAGATGATGGTGATACACTTAGCTATTTTGCTAAGTTGGCCCAACAAGGCTAAACATCTCTGATCTAGAATAAGTAAGGGACAGTCAAGTTAATTGGCTGTCCCTTTTTGTTGCGCTATTACCACGCACGGAAAGGTGCACCAAATACCACTGGTGTCTTATCAATATGTGCTGGAGCAGCAATCGTAACACTCGATGAAGAGTTGTTATTAGTAGAAGTTCTTACAGATTGATCAGTAGAGATCACGTTAGCAGTTCCTGCTTGTTCAGCCTTAGCGTCTAAAACTTGGTTCTGACCAGCAGCGATTTCAGCTCCGCCTGTAGGTGTCACTGGTTTGATGGGAGCAAGCATTTGCTGAACTCTTTCTTCAATGTACGTCGGGCGCTTATCTTCTCCGAATCTCTTTTCATTAAATTTTCTGGCCGCTGCTCTGGATTTTTCTTTATTCTCTCGCGCCTTCGCCATCAATTCCTTGATTGACATACGAGATATCGGTTCTGTCGGAACCGCGAGATCTCCAGCTTCTTCTGATTTATTACTGAAGAACTTACTACCAAAATCCTCAACTTTCGAAGTGGCGTCTTTAGCTAGTCCTGCACCTTTCTTAATTAATCCTTTTGGAGTAAATCCAAAGGCCTTTGAAGCAGTCTCTTTCATGCGGCTAAAGATCATACTCATGAAGTCTGTTTTCTTTTCTACTTCTGGCTCTGTCTTAAGAGATTCTGGTTTTTTAGCAGCGTTTCTATCATCAACTCTTGCATTGAATGCAACTGCTCCGTCTGTCATAAGTCGTTTAAGACCTTCTTGGTCCGTAGTATTTCTAACATTATCTCGAAAAGCTTTTTGTGCTTCGCTCTGCTCGCGTAGCCCCATATCACGTCCAACAGTATAATACTCCTGCGCTTGTTCTTTTGTCAGTATTACGCGATCTGTATTCATTACTCCATTGTCGCTCGTAACTGTCTCGATTTCCGAAGCACCTCCAGTGATAAAGGTATCTTCATATTTTTGGGCCATCGCGTCTCGCTCGGACAGTGGTTTTTCTTCAGGTGTTTCAGATGATAATACTGGTGTCATCCCTTTGGCTCCATCTATCTTCTCTTCTTTAGGTTCACCATCTCCGCTCAAGACTTTCATGAAAGCCTCAGCAGGTGAATCTCCACCTGGCATAATTGCTTTAACCGCAGCAATACCAGCTTTACCAAGTTTTCCAATAAATCCAAGGATTGTTCCGACTAGTCCCATCACTCCGTCTATAACAGCTTTAACTACATCTATAATAGTCGACTGGATTTTTTGTAGCATAGTAAAGGGAAGCATAACGATACCTAACATCATTGTACCAATTGCCTTTATCTTATCTCCGATTCCACCTGATCCTTCTTCACCTTCAGCTGCAGGAGCACCTTCTTCACCTTCACTTCGTTTTGCCTTTAACTCTTTTATTTTTTCTGTCTGGGCTTTAAATCCAAGTGGATCCTTCCATTTCTCTTTAATCTTATTAAACTTCTCCATCTTATCTTCAGGAGCTTTTCCTGATACAGATGACATCATTCTGGCTTCAAATTCTTCTGTAGTTTCTTTCTTCTTTGGTTGAGAAGGAGGCATAATAGCCTCAACTGGTTCAACCGCTTTGGCATCAACCTTATCTTTTATAACAGCAGCATTTTCTTTCTCTTCTTCTTCCTTGTCCTTTGCTCCACCCATGACTCGAAGGAATGCTTCTTTTGGTGACTCTCCACCCGGCATTGCTGCCTTGAGTGCCGCCCAAGATGCTTTTCCAATTAGCTTAACAAAGTCGAGTGCTCCTGTAAAAGCTGCACCTATTGATTCAACCATTGATGTAAAGAACGACTTCACCTTATCTATCAGCATCACTGGTAAGCCAACAAACATAAACTTGACTGCATCAAACACCATTCCAAATGCTGCGATCGGTAGATCCCAAAAGATAAACTTCAGCGCCTTACCGATAAATTTGATAAGAGCAATAGGCAACGTAATATATACGAATTTTAAATATGCGAATATCGCCTTGAGTGCCAGCTTTACTGCACCGATTACTCCTTTAACAATTCCAGCTAGTAGGCCAACTATAATTCCTCCAATACCTTTAATTGCTCCAAATACGAACTTAACAATACCGTCGAGCGCTTGTCCAATACCCTTTTTAATCCTATCCATATCGAGAGTGAAGAGACCAGCTATCATATTGAATGCACCTCTAAAGAACTGCACAAATCCATCAACGAAATCAGCAAAGCCACTCTTAATTCCTTCACCGATCTTTTTAAATCCGAGTAGTTTAAAGATACCTCCGATCATACTTCCGACCATCTTCACTAGACCACCAATCAGAGCATTGAATACTCCAATGATTCCTTCACGGAGCATTCCTATAATACCGTCTTCTTTAAATCCCTTCATTGCACCTCTAATACCACCAATGATTCCCATGACAACCTGTATAGCAATACCGATAGGGCCGAGGAATCTACTAATCTTTGCTCCTAACGATGCCATCGCAGTACCATATGATATTAGATTGGCGAAAAAACTACCAACCATCGGAAGTTTTGTGAGGAACCCGCTGATCGCTCCTCCTCCAGTCGCAAGCGCGTTCATTAGAGGAGCCATATATTCTCCGATTTTAGAGAAAACAAGTGCGACAGATTTAAATCGAGATAAGACAGATGCAATCTGTGCACCTATGCCAAATATAATTCCACCTATTAAAGCAGGAATTCCGATGAGAAGCATCTTAACTAAACCTCCAGCACCTTCACCGCGTAATTTTGAGAAACCCTCTTTGAAACTTTTTGCGAGTGATGATTGGCCTTCTTCGATTCTCTTAAGAGCGCTGTTACCTTCTTTAGCTATTTTTAAAGCTTCTCTTTTATCTTCAATATTCTGTAGCTTATCACCCTTTAATATTTCTATCTGTTTTTCAATAGCTTCTTTTTGTTCTTTAGATGTTGACTTACTAGTAGCGT